ACCGGAAACAAAGCAGTGCTCTTCGGACACTGGCCCTCTGTGAAGGTATCCACCACCGGCCTTGAGGTCGCTGTGTCCACGGATGCATACTTCGCAAACGACATCACCGGCTACCGCTTCACCTACCGTCTCGGCGCTGGTGTTGCTAACGGTGCATCTCACATCAAGTACCTGGAGCTTGCATAAGCATCTAGCTACTAACGCTGAAACCCCTGCCGGTCCCTGTGACTGGTGGGGGTTTCCGCTATTGTGGTGGGCATGGAAAAACTCAAGGGTGTAGTGTCACTGGTTTCTAATAGTCCTGGTCTTGCTACTGGGTATGGTGTGCAGGCTGGTCTCCTGGTGGAGAAGATGAAACAGCACGGGTTACATGTGGCTGTGTTGTCTAACTATGGGACTGAGGGGCATATTGGGAAGCACAGGACAAAGTACGGTGATGTGCCTGTTTACCCTAAGGGTGTGAAGCCTTACAGTGATGATGTCATCAATCTGTGGCATGAAACCCACAGGGAGTCACACTTGAACCTGCCTCACTTCCTCATGACTCTCTATGATGTGTGGGTTTACAAAGACCTGGAAACTGAGACACCTATTGTGTCCTGGGTTCCCCTGGATCACATCACTATGCCTCCTATGGTGAAACAGTTTTTGAAGCGTGACAATGTGACCCCTGTGGCTATGGCTCCTCACGGTGTGAGACAGTTAGCGAGCGCTGGTATGGAAGCACCTTACGCTCCTCACATGGTGGACACTAATGTGTTCAAGCCCACACCTAAGTTCAGGGGTTTGCCTACTAGGGAGTACATGGGGATAGATCCTGATACTTTCCTTGTGACTGCTGTGATGGCGAATAAAGCTAATGGGATTGTGCATAGGAAGGCTTACGCTGAGCTGTTCCTGTCTTTTGGTATCTTCCACAAACAAAACCCTGACTCTCACTTGTATATACATGCTGACACTCTCCCTGTGGTGGGTGGGTTCCACCTGGTCCACCTGATGCAGTCTGCTGGGGTTCCTGCAAGCGCTGTGACTTTCGCTAACAGGGATGAGCTCAGAGTGGGTTACACAGAAACAGAGCTCGCTGCAATCTACACCGCCTCTGATGTGGTGTGGATGGCAACCTATGGGGAAGGGTTTGGGGTTCCTATCATTGAGGCTCAAGCGTGTGGGACTAGGGTGATTGGGTCTGACTGGGCTGCCACCGCTGATCTGGTCGCTGAGGATGGATTCAAGGTGACCGGACAGCCATTTTGGGATGAGCCCCAAAAAAGCTTCTATCAAATCCCTATCCTGGCTGACCTTGTAGAGGCACTTGACAAGGCGTACAAAGCCGATAGAGGGACTTCTAGCGTGGCTAGGTCATTTGCCTTGCAGTTCGATATTGAGACGGTCTGGGAGGATTATTGGTTCCCGTTCCTGAGGGACTATCTTGCTAAAGCGTAGGCAGGTTAGGGCGGTAAACTAGGAGCTGGAGGTTTCTAGTGGCGATTACAAATGGGTACGCGACTCTTTCAGATGTGAAAGCAGCGCTCAGGATTACAGACACGGTGGATGACAGCCTGCTTGAGATAAGCATTGAGGCAGCATCCCGTGAGATTGATGGCTGGTGTGAGCGCGTGTTCACCGGCTCTACGGCTACCAGGATTTACCGGCCCACTGATGTGTTCACAGTGGAGCTGGATGACCTACAGTCCATTACTACTCTCAAGACAGACAGTGATGGCTCAGGCACTTTTGATGTGACCTGGGAGGCCACGGATTACCAGCTCAACCCTCTCAACGGTATCGCTGGTGGAATCACTACTCCTTACACTCAGGTACGCGCTATTGGGGAGTACTTGTTCCCTATCTATGAGCCACGGAATGTGAACAGCAATGAGGCATCCGTGCAGATCACGGGAGTTTGGGGTTGGCCTTCTATCCCTACAGCGGTGAAGCAAGCCTGCATCATTCTTTCTATGAGACAGTTCAAGCGTTACGATTCCCCCACAGGGGTTATGGGCTTTGGAGACTTAGGCGTGATGCGTGTGGGCAGGGTGGATCCTGATGTTGAGAAACTCCTCATGCCTTTCCGTAGGATGGCTTTCGCGTGAGCATCTCAGATATTAGGGATGGGCTTGCAACTAACCTTGCAACGATTAGCGGTCTGAGAACTGCTGCTGAGCTCCCTGACAACCCTTCCCCACCTATCGCTGTTGTCCAGCTCAACAATGTGCAATACGATCAGGCTTTCCAGGGTGGGATGGTTATTTACACTTTCACCATTACTGTGATTGTGGGGCGCGTTTCTGAGCGCAATGCACAAACCAGGTTGAACGCTTACGCCTCCACAGGTGCTGGGGGTGTGAAGGCTGCACTGCAGTCAGATAAGACTCTGGGTGGTAACGCATTTGATGTTAGGTTGCAGGAGATGACTAACATTGGTGCGATAACATTAGGAGAGCAACAATACTTGGCAGCTGAGTTTTCTGCCATAGTTTACGCGGAATAAGGAGAAAAAGTGGCCAAGTTCGCAGCTACTGATTTTGACATTACTATTGCAGGCACTGACTTCAGTGACAGCCTTGCTGCAGTCACCTTGGACATCTCCAGGGAACAGCTTGAGATTACTGCTTTTGGCGATTCTGCACGGCGCTACATTGGTGGCCTGCAGGACTCCAGCGTAACCTTTAGCTTTCACCAGGACTTTGCTTCAGGGTCTGTAGATGAGACCATCTTTGACAATCTGGGTGGCACTGTCGCTGTTGTTATTAAGCCCACGAGCGGTGCAGTAAGTTCCAGCAACCCCAGCTACAGTTTCAACGCGCTGGTGGTCCAGTCCACTCCCTTCAGCTCTAATGTGGGAGACCTGGCAACGCAGGACCTGACTTTCCCCGTGGATGGTGCAATCACACGCGGTACTGCCTAAATTAGGGTAGTATCAGGGGCATGAACTTTACGCTCCTACTTACTTTCCTTGACGGTACTTCCAAAGAGGTCACTGGTATTGCTGCTGACCTTGTGGCTTTTGAGGCAGAGTACGATCTGTCTGTGTCACGCCTAAACCAGGACATGAAAATCACCCACCTGCTCTGGCTGGGGTGGCATGTGCTCAAGCGCACTGGTGAAACCAAAGATGCTTTCGCTAAGTGGGTTGAGTCTGTGGAAGGCGTTGAGGCTGGCAACCCAAAATCATAAAGGGGCTGGGGGATTCCTCAGCTCACTGGCTGATTGCTCAGATTGCTGTAGAGACTGGTATCAGTCCTCAGGATCTTGCTGACTTGCACCCTAGGATGCTGTTCACTATTCAGAAGGTGTTGGAGGCTAAGGCTAAAGCTAGCCAGAGACCGCGTAAGCGTAGGCGATAGAATAGAAGGCAGGATTGGAGTCTGCCTTGCTTTCTACTCAGATGCGCGTTGAGGGTATCGCTCAGCTCACTAGCACCCTCAGGGGGTTGGACCGTAAGGCGCTAAATAAGTTGCGTGCTGAGATGCGTGGGTCTATCAATCCTGTGGCTAAGGCTATTGCTTCTGATGTGCCTGAACAGGCTCCTCTCTCTGGGATGGACCATAACGGTGTGACTAGGTGGACTGGTCAGGTGCGCTCCTCTGTGTCCTTTACTCCTGGGCGTGCGCGTGGTGGGTCTACAAGGTTGCTCGCTATGAAGTTCACTGGTGGGACTAGGGCCGGTGGTGGTATTGGTTTTGATTACGCTGAGCTTGCAGGATCTTCTAGGAGACCAGGGGCACGGTTCTCCAAAGTGTATGAGCGTGGTGGTTACTCTGGGTTGCAACACAGGGTGAATGGTCAGGGGCAGGCTTTCAACCGTGGGATCAGAGCGTACAAACCGATTAGGGGGCGCGGTGGTTACTTTGCTTACGATTCCGCTGTGAAGCGTTACCCCCAAATTGAGGGTCTGGGGAAACGCGCAATCAAAAAGTTTATGCAGGATGCAAGCAATGAGATCAGAAGGCAGAGGTTTGGTTTCTAATGGCCATCTTTATTCCCCTAGTAACAAAGTTTGACCCTAAAGGTTTGAGCATGGCGCAAAACGCGCTAAGCAAATTTGGTGGGTTCGCTGCTGAAGTTGGTAAGGCAGCTGCTGCTGCTATCGCTGCTGTAGGTGTTGCCTCTGTGCGTGAAGCTACACAGTTTGAGTCTAGCTTTGCCAAGATTCAGGGTTTGGTTGGTGTTACTGCTGATGAGATTGGTGAGCTTGAGGATGCTGCTAAACGGTTAGGTCCTGAGTTTGGGAAGAGTGCAACAGAGGCTGGAGATGCACTGTTCTTCATTACTTCTGCTGGTTTGCGTGGTGCTGAAGCTACAGAGGTCCTGGAAGCCTCTCTGAAGGGTGCTGCTATTGGCCTGGGTGAGACCAAAACCATTGCGGATCTTGCTACCTCAGCAATGAACGCCTTTGGTGCTGAAAACTTGAGTGGTACTAAAGCTGTAGATGTTTTGGCTGAGGCTGTTCGTTTGGGTAAAGCTGAGCCTGCTGACTTCGCTGATGCGCTTGGAATGGTGTTGCCTATTGCTTCTGAAATGGGTATCTCATTCGATCAGGTTGCTGGTTCTGTCGCTGCCATGTCAAAGACTGGTTCTGATGCACGGATTGCAACTACTCAGCTCCGTCAGGTAATGGCAACCATCCTGAGTCCTACCGCAGGAGCCAATAAAGCGTTAGCAGACATGGGACTCTCAGCTCAAGGCTTGCGTGACCAAATCAAGGAAGAGGGATTGCTTGCAACACTCCAAACTTTGAAAGACAGGTTTGGGGATAACGAAGAGGCTGCATCCATGGTGTTTGGCAACATTCGCGCTTTGATGGGTGTTCTTGACCTTATGGGTAAGAACGCGGAGGACAACGCGAGAATTATGAGCCTCATGGCTGATGATGTGGGGATCCTTGATGAGGCTTTGGCAATTACAGGGCAAACGGCAGAGTTCAAGTTCAATAAAGCTATGGCTGGCGCTAGGGGCATCCTGTTAGAGATTGGTTTGGCTTTGCTGGAGCGCTTACAGCCTTATCTTGATAGGTTCCTTGAGTTCATGGATCAGAATGGGCCTTTCATTGAGAAGATGTTTGACAACATTTTCCAGATAGTTGAAACGCTTACAGGGAAACTTGGTGAGCTTGGTGAAGCGGTTATGCCGGTTGTCATTGACCTGTTCACTAATGAGACATTCATGGGAGCGCTTGAGCGTATTGGTACAGCTTTCTTGAATATCGTGGATGAGGTCATCACCTTCATTGATTCTGGTTTGGGCCAGTTCCTCCTGAAGATAACCAGTGGTGTAATCATTACTGGCATCAATCTTCTGGCAGGGGCTTTGGAGTTCTTGAATGATGTGCTGTCTGAGTTCAACCGTTTGCTCAGTGGTCCTGTGAAACAGACTGACATTCTGAAAGGTTTGTCTTTCGGTGAGGTCACTACTGAGATGAGGCGTGGCGGTTTTGAGGGTGGTGGGTATCTTGACTTTGCTACTGGTGGTGTGGTCATGCCTCAGCCTGGTGGTGTGTTGGGGCGTTTGGCTGAGGTTGGGCAGCCTGAGGTTGTCATTCCGCTGACTCAACTTGACTCTATGTTGTCTGAGGATGCTCGCTCTGGTGGTGATCGCAAAGCGGTCTATAACATCAATGTGAACGCTGGGATGGGTGCTAACGGTGCACAGATTGGTGAGCAGATTGTTACAGCTATCAAACGATATGAGCGCACTAGCGGTCCTGTGTTTGCGAGCGCCTAATGGCTGTAACAGTTGAGCTAGGTCTAAGCACTGCCTTCACCCTAGATGACCCCGTGGCTGGGGTGTTGGATAACACTGAGTTTGTTTTGGGTGGTGTGACCTTTGAGGATGTGACCTCACGGGTGAGATCCTTGAGTATCTCTCGCGGTAAGAACCGTGACCTGGACAGGTTCAACGCTGGGTCTTTGAGTGTGGAGTTCAATAACACAGACAGGGCTTTTGACCCTCTCTACACTTCCTCACCTTTCTACGGTGACATTGTGCCTAGGCGTGATGTGCGTGTGCTCGCTGACGGCACAGCACAGTATGTGGGGAAGGTGACAGATTGGAACCTTGGCTATGACCCTTCAGGGCAATCCATTGCAGAGTTGCAGGCTTCTGATGCTTTCACTTTCCTTGCACAACAGGTAGTGACCGTGGGGACTGCTACTGAGCAGACTTCTGGGGCGCGTGTGAACGCGGTACTGTCTCAGGAGTCTGTGGATTGGCCTGTTGCTGATCGTGTGATTGACACTGGGGCTTCCACGCTGGGGGCTGATGAGTTCTCTGGGAACGCTCTCCAGTATCTGCAGAAGGTGGAACTGTCTGAGGGTGGGTTGCTCTTCATTGACAAAGAGGGCAGGGTTGCTTTCAAAGACCGGCTGTCTACACCCACCACTGATAGTGTGACCGTGTTTTCTGATGTCGCTGGGTCTGGGATTCCGTTTGCACCTGCCCTGGTGGAGTATGGCAGTGAGCAACTCTACAACCAGGTCACAGTGTCCTCAGGGTTTGGGACTGCTACGGCTAACAATCTGCTGTCACAGACCAGGTATGGGATTCTGGAACGGAATGTAGACACGCTCCTCTCTAGTCAGTCTCAGGTGTCTAGTTACTCTGATTTTCTGGTGGGGCGTTACGCGGAGCCTGAGTACCGGTTTGCACGGCTTGCTGTGGACATGTCCAACCTGACTACGGCACAGAAGGCGGAAATGTTTGCCCTGGATATGGGGTCTGTGATTCAGGTGAACTTCACCCCTAACGGTTTGGGGGATCCGATAGAGCGTTATGGTTTGGTGATTTCTCTTGGGCATAGTGTGAGCGCTGATGATCACATCATGACTGTTGGTGTGGGTTCGTTGCAGACTTCATTGTTTGTACTAGATGACGCGGAGTTCGGTAAACTAGATGGTGTGGGCGTTCTTGCCTTCTAAGACTTAGGAGCATATTTTGCCAAGAGAAGTATTCGTTGCCGGTCAGGTTTTGACCGCTGCTGAACTAAATGTTGTGTCTGATCAGTCTGTGATGGTGTTTGCTGGGACTGCTGCTAGGGGTTCTGCTATTCCTTCGCCTACTGAGGGGATGGCGAGTTATCGAACTGATGATGACGCTTTTGAGATTTATGATGGGAGTGCCTGGTCTGCTGTTGCTGGTGGGAAGATTTTGCAGGTTGTGTCCACTGCCAAAACTGACATTTTCAGTACCACTAGCACCAGCGCGGTAGACATTACCGGTCTTACCGCCACAATTACCCCATCATCTACTGCTAACAAAATCCTTGTTTTGGTAACGATTGGTGCGTTTTCACCGGAGGCTGGCAACACCGGAAATCTGCAGATTGCACGCGGTGGAACGGCGCTTAATATCGCTACGGGTGGCGCGACCTCTAACTCTGCCGGTCTGAGCGTGACAAGTGGCGCGACTTATGGCAACCACACTGAGTCAATATCATTCCTTGATTCACCATCTAGCACTAGCTCTTTGACCTATTCCTGCCAAGTGTTTGCCCAGTCTGGCTCTACGCTTTATGTGAACCGCTGGGTTGCTAATGATGCTCGGCGTGCGACTTCAACTATTACTGTGATGGAGGTGGCTGGCTAATGGATATTGCACAGATTCTTACACGCGAATACCCTGGCACCGAGTGGATTCTTGACGGTGATGCTTGGGCTGGTTTGGACTGGTTGAGTGACACTCCCAAACCTACAGAGGCGGAACTGGAGGCGCTCTGGCCCCAGGTTGAGTATGAGGTCGCTTATGAGCAGGTTGAGCAGGCACGCCAGCAGGCTTACCAGACAACCTCTGACCCTATCTTCTTTGAGTATCAGCGTGGGGATGCTACAGAAGCGGAATGGTTGGCTGCGGTTCAAGCGGTGAAGGATGCACACCCTTACCCTGAAGCGGTGTAGCTCGTGAAGCTCTCACAGCCCTGGCCTGAGGGATTCAATATCAATGCACGCTCCCCTTACGGGTGGCGTGTTCACCCTATTACGGGGAAACGGAAGTTTCATCACGGTGTAGATGTGGCAGCACCTGAGGGCACGCCCTTAACGGCTCCTGCTGATGGTGTGGTTGCGCATAAGGGATCTGGGGCTTCTGGTGGGAACACTCTGATTATCAAGCACGCTGATGACCTGTTCACTGTTTACTATCACTTGCAGAAACCATCTCACTTGCTGAAGGGGACACGGGTGGAGCGTGGGGAGCAGATTGGGTTTATTGGCAACACTGGGGCGAGCACAGGCCCTCATCTGCATTGGGAGGTTAGGCGATCTCGCACTTGGGGTGACACCGTAGATCCTGTCCCTTTCCTTGAGGTTGAGGAGATTGTGGAACCTGTGGAGGAGAAACCTGTACCGCGTAAACCTATGAGCGCTCAGCTCGCAAAGTTCTTCAAGATTAGGAGGGCTTTGCGGTAATGGCTGAAGAAACTAACGGTAGTGCGCGTATCAGTGTGAAAGAGGTTTATTTGGAATTGCAACAGCTCAGGTCCAGTGTGGAGAAGATTGCGAACTCTCTGCCTGGGATGAAGGAACAGTTGGATGACTTGGAGCGTGATGTGAATCGTAAGCTCTCTGATCATGAGCAACGGATTCGGAAGGTGGAGATGAGGGTGTGGCAGGCTATGGCTATTGTCGCTGTGGTTGCTGCAGTATTCCCCACCATTATTGGTTTGCTTCCATAATGGGGTGGCAACAGGCGCTCAAGTTTAGGGGCGCTGTGTTTGCACGGCATCTTGCTCAGGCTACCGCTGCGTGTTTGACTGCTATGACTCAGGGTGATTTGGGTGCTGTCACTGTGGGGCATTGGTTGGTGGCTGCTCAGACTGGTGTGGGGGCTGGCGTGTTGGGTGTGTTGCTGACTTTCGGCAATCTACGGTCTTTGCAAACTAACCGCTGGGGTGTGGCTGCTATTGCTGTGGCTGGGACTTTCCTGGCGGATTTTGTGACTCACCCTACTCACTTTGGTGGGATTGCTTCCGAGGCTGCGGTGACAGCGCTTGGGGCTGGGCTCTTATGTTTGCTCGTAAGTTATACACCTGTTGGGGAGGCGATTGAGCGACTTGGTAAGATAGGAGTGGATGGTCTTGATGTTTCGCAAACTGCTAAACGCTTATCTTAGGAAGCTGAAAGAGATTATGAATAAACCCTCTTGGAAGAACCGTAGACGTTACATTTTGGCATCTTTCATCATTGGTGCTTTCATGCTGATCGCTAGCTCTTTAGCAGCATTGACAGGGGCCATGACTGACATCAGTGATTTAGTTACTGGTGGTGTAGCGTTGATTACGCTTATTCTCACCAGTTATATTTTCGGTGCTGTGTGGGAGGACAAAACATTGCATAACAAAGAGGAGAACCCTGATGGCTAAGTGGAATCAATATTGGAGTTATTCTGGCGAACGCGCTATCAAGACTTGCGCACAGGTAGCGATTGCAACTATCGGTGTTGGCGCTGTCGGTGTGCTTGATGTGGATTGGGTGCAGGTGGCTTCTGTGAGTGCGCTTGCTGGTGTGATGTCCCTGCTCACTTCTGTGCTGCAGTATGACAAGGCTGGTGAGTGATGGCTGACCTAGATTTGTTTGAGGAGATTGACCGCGTGGAAGGGTTTGAGGTTCCCGTGGATCCTATGGACTTGCTCCAGTGTGACTCTTGTCAGTGATACACTCAGTGTAAGGCTACATGCCTCTCTTGAGTGAAACCCCTCAGCTACTCCACCGGCTGAGGGGTTTTGCTATTCACTGAGCCATGCGTAGACAGTACGCCTTGTGACGCCTGCTTTTTTCGCTAGGGTGCTGAGCTTTACCCCTTCACGGTATTGGTCCCTGACACGGCTTCTGAGCTCTGTGGTGACCTTTTCTACACGCGCTAGCTGCCATGCTCTGAGGTCGGCTAGTTGCTCTAGGGTCTGATCTGCTAGGTCGTAGTTTCCTGGAATCATCATGACCACCACTATACACGCCGATAGAAAAATGTGTTGCACTTTCTTTGTGGATACAGGTACACTCCTGAGTAACCCAAATGAAAGGTGGAAACAATGGGTGCTATGAAGCAAATAGATGCACAGTTCCAGGAGGCAATGGATCTGGCTATGAGCTCACAGAATCAGGAGCTCGCTGACACGGTGGCCTGGTATAGGGCTCACTTTGACAAACTCCCTGCAGAGCTGATGAGGGCTATCCTCACGGATGATGCGTTCTTCACTAAGGCTGTGACTGTGTGGGATAACACACGGTTTGCTCCTAAACCGGCTAGTGAGCATGTGGCTTTGCAGGAGCCTGTGGTGAGGCGTAGGGACCTCCGTGAACCTAAGCGTGTCACCTACCGTTGTGCTCTGGTTATCGGCTTGATTGGTGTTGCACTGCTGACGGGTGTTGCACTTTTGGTGGTGGCATTATGAGAACAGGGTTAGCGTTCATAACTGTAGGTGTCCTGATTGCCCTTGTGGGTGGTCACACGGATGCTTATGTGATGGCAGGCATGGCGATTGTGCCTGGGTTATTGATGTTGAGAGTGAAGGGACTCTGATGATGAACATACAGGTTGACGGGCGTGACGTGATCGTGAGGCTCAGGGATGATGTTTGGCAGCTCGAGGAACCTGGCACGCTTTATTTGACGCGCACTCAAGCACAGATCCTGAGACGCTCGCTCAACGCCTTGGATGAGCATTACCCTTTAGATGCGGAGCCGGAAGATGGATAAGAGATCACTGGGTGAATTGTCAAAACACCAGAGGCTTACGCTGCAGCTTTTTGCTCAAAGAATGGGTGTAAGTGAGAGGCACATGTTCAACTGGTTCAATAGTTTCGATTACAGACCAGGTGACGATCCGTGGACAGACTTTGACCGCATTGCGAAAACAAAAACATTTGAGGACTGTGGCTGTGCTGACTGCTAACGCTCTGCTGGGAGAGTCCCAGCCCACACCCCGTAACGCTCATCATTCTCTGTGGCGTACATGAAGCACGCATCTTTGATGGGGCACTCATCACACAGCTTCCTAGCTAGTCTGATGGCGTATTCCCTGGTGTGTTTGTCTGGGAAGTCCTCAGGGAAGAAAACCTCTGGACAGTCCATGCAGGGTGTCCTCCCCACAGTGTCTACAGCAGCCATGAGAGTTGAGTAGTGTCTGTGGTGGGTCATAACATCAAGACTATAAGAAAGGTGGATGAATATGGAACAGCGTAGTGAAGCTGAGAAGCTTGCTGACCTGATCATTGAGGAGTGGATCTCTGCTTACTCTGACAATGGGGCTATCTGGCAGAAAGCGTATGACCGCTTCCAGGCTGCGAAACAGCGTGAAGCTCAGGCGGTCATTGATGAAGCCCTGCAGATTGCCTACGACAGGTGGAACAGGATGCACAATGTTGAGTCCTGAGCAGTTCATTGCCTCTAAGCAACTGTTTGAGGCTGACTGGTTACGTGCTCGCAAAGAGGGTGTGACGGCTACACAGGTTGCTAAGGCTTCTACCCCTGCAGGGTTTGAGCAGTCTGTGAGGGATTGGTTTGAGGACTTTGTGGAGCAGGATAACCCTTACATGGCTTTTGGTAGGGACATGGAGCCTGTGCTGGCTAAGTTTGTGCATGAGCGTCACGGGATTCTTCCTAATGATTGGTTGCTGGCTAACGCTGACACGCCTTGGCATTTGGCTACCCCTGATGGGTTGTCGCTTGATCACACCATGATTGCGGAAATCAAAACTACGGGGCAGGACTGGAAGTCAATACCTTTGCAGTATCGGAGGCAGATGCAGTGGCAGCTTCATGTGACTGGTGCTGACAAGTGCCTGTTTGTGTGGATGCTGAGGTTGGATGTGGAGGGTGTGTTTGCACCGGCCTGGTTTGAACCTGAGACGGTTTGGGTTTACCGTGATGAGCAAATGATAGATGAGTTGAAAGACACGGCTGAGAGATTGTGGGAGAGGATTCATGTTTGAGATTAGGTCTGGTGTTGCGCAAAGTCGCTATGTGAACGCTTCGGCAAATGATGTGCTGATTAGGCTTAGCGCTGCTCCACATCTGACAACCATTGGGGGTTATCTGGTTTTGTCTCCTGAGCAGGCAGAATCATTGTCTATTGAGTTACATCATTGGTTGGAAACTAAGGAAGGAAGATAACTGATGGATAGGAAAGATGTGAACCTGTTGAGGGTCGCTGATAAGTATGTGGCTGATTTGCGCACTACTCCCAAGCGTGACCTCTGGAGGGATTACTACAAACTGGAGTCCAAGATTCTGGCTCAGAAGAAAGGGAAACGGTCATGATGGGTGTGTCTGTGTTTGTGACTGTGCAAATCCCTGATGAGCAGTATCAGGTGCTAGCTGGGATGGCTAAGGCTCAACAGCTCACAGTGTCACAGGTTGCTAATAAATTGATTAGAGACTATTTAGATGAGGTGGACAATGGTGGAGATTCATGAGATTACTCCTGAGCTAGTGCGTGAGCTCAGTGAGGAGCTTGAGGCTAATGAAATCCGGTCTTTGGTTGCTGCTGAGGTGAGGGAGCTGTCTGACCGTTACAAGTATGCGCAGCTGGAGGTTATGGAGTTGCTGGCTCGCTGTCAGGTGAGGGCTATCAAGTTAGACAATTTGGGTGTGGAGCGTAAGGACATTGCCCACATGTTTGATGTGGATGTGAGGACCGTGAGCAAATGGTTGCGGTCCGCGATTGAGATACCAGTGAAAGGGTGGAGAAATGGCTAGGTTCAATTTGGCAGATTATGAAACGGTGGAGGACCGGCTCAAAAGGTTCTACGCTGATCACCCTGATGGGAGGGTCCTGACAGAGAATGAGACTATCCCTGAGTACAGGTCTGAGAAGATTTGGGTGGTGAAGGCCCTGGTGTTCCTCAGTGGTGAGGATGTGGACAGGGGTTGCCCCAAAGCGACTGGGCATGCTTTTGAGATTGATGGGACTGGGATGGCTAATCAGTCCTCTGCTTTGGAGAACTGTGAGACCTCAGCTATTGGGCGTGCTCTCGCTAATGCTGGTTACAGTGGCAATAAGCGCACCTCCCGTGAGGAGATGGAGAAGGTTGCACGGTTTGAGGAACAGGCGAAGCAGATTGACTGGCTCGCTGAGGCAGAGAAGCTACAGAATGTGGACCAGTTGAGAGTACTATGGGCTGAAGCATCCAAACAGGGTGCACCACCAGAAGTCCTGGAGAAATTGAAAGCTCATGCCACAGCACTCACCCCTCCTAGCGTCAGTGAGCGAGCTGAGCCAAGCGTACCTGGAAGCTCAAAGAGCAAACGATCAGCTGCTAAGTGAGTTTTGGAAGGATGAGTTGTGCAGAAGGTTGGTGAGTGTTTGTGATTCCATCACAGATAGCGAAGGATCTAGTAGAGCTCACGCAGACTAACCGTAAAGGGGTTGAGGCTCTGTATGAGGCTGAGACTGAGCTTGCGGAGGCTGAGTCTGCTTTGGATAGGTGTGAGGCGCAGGAGTTTCTGAGTGCTTCTGGGAGTGTGGCTGAGAGGCAGGCTACGGCGAAACTGGCATGTGCTGATGCACGGTTTGAGCGTGACCTGGCTAAGGCGAAGGTGAATCGGATTAGGACAAAGATGCGGTCTATTGAGTCTGAGCTGATGGCGTTGGCTACTGCTGCGAAGATTTTGCAGGCGGAGATGAAACTGTAGTGGACCTGCTGGGAATCGAACCCAGGTCCTGTCACAGTCGCTTGCGCGGTTTCCGTGCCAGTCGAAACCATCCAGGCCCAAGCTCAAGTATAAACTGGGTTTATGGCGGTCCCTAAGAAAGTGCTCAAGCTGGTGCAGGCGCGTGATCAGCACTGCTGGCATTGCGGTGTGGAGGAGGACCTAGTGCCTCACCACAGAATAAACAGGGGCATGGGTGGATCTAAACTCTTGGACACCCCAGATAATCTGATGATGGTGTGTGCTCGCTGGAACGGTGACATGGAAGCTAATGCTGAGCTTGCTGCATCAGCGCGTGGGTGGGGGCACAAACTACCTGTGTGGGAGTATTTGGAGCATCCTGTTTTTGACCGTATGGGTGGCTGGTGGTATCTTCTGCCTGATGGGGGTAAGGTGGAGGCTCACTGGAAAGACCAGCCCTTCTAGGCGGTACAATAGAGTGAGGGCCAGCCCGTGACAGACTGACCCTCACATAAATACCGGTGAATTAGGCACCGGCAAATCCATTCTACTGGAGGAGCCGGTAGATATGGACAATAATGCAAGACAATCTCAACACTGACCTACGATTCAGCATCATCCCTGAGTGGGTGTTAGATGCGAAAATCTCAGACAGAGCAATCAGGCTCTATTCCATTCTGGCTAGATATGCAGACAATGAAACGCTGCAAGCCTTCCCCTCACGCGAGACCCTGGCAAAGCGAGCGCACTGCCACATCAAGTCAGTAGATCGCGCCATCCAAGAGCTCATAGATATTGGGGCTGTCCTGAAGGCGCATAGGCGTAACGGTGACAGTTATCAGTCAAACCTTTATACGCTCAAAAGGGTGGGGACACAGCAGTCCCTAGGTAGGGACAGGGCTGTCCAGGGGGTAGGGACAGGGGAGTCCCCAGGTAGGGACACCAGTGTCCACCTAACTAGAACCACTCAACTAGAACCAGATAACTATATTGACAAAAAGACAAAAAGAGCTCAGGGTGTCCCTGAGGATTGGCAACCCTCAGACAAAGTAAAGGCAGACCTAGAGGCTAAGTACCCCACACTTGTTATTGCTGATGAGGTTGAGGGATTCATTGACTTTCATATTGCTAAGGGATCTGTGTTCAAGGATTTTGACCGTGCTTTCCGTAACTGGTGTAGGAACACGGTGAGGTGGGAGAAGCCTAGGACTGTGATTCATAAGCAAGAGCTGAAGCCTCCTGCTGAGGGTCCTGGGAAGAGGGCGTGGGTGAAGGCTTTGCATGATCAGGGTGAGCATTGGGAGTGTAAGCCTGGGGAGTTTGGTTGTAAGTGACGCGCCACAAAAAAGTTTCTGAATGTACTTGCGCTCTAGTGTGTAGTGCTATACAGTAGAGACATCAAGAGAGAGGAAGTAACCAAAATGGAGACAACAGTAGTTATTTCTCTGGACCTCACAGAGGAGATGCAAGAGGCACTACTCATTGCTGACCAAATCTTTGAGGAGGCAGCAGAGCTTGGGAGCATCAATGCCTCATATCACTTCACAGAGATGATTGACATTGTGAGGCAGGCTAAGAGTCAGTTAGCTTCACAGTGAATAAGGCTGAGATCCTGGTGGGTGATGCCCTGAAGGGTTTGCAACAGTTACCTGATGGGGGAGTGAGGACCTGCGTGACCTCACCCCCTTATTGGGGTTTGCGTGATTATGGCAATGATGGGCAGCTAGGTTTAGAGGCTACTCCTCAGGAGTTTGTGGAGAACCTTTGCAGGATCTTTGATGAGGTGTGGAGGGTGCTTGCTGATGATGGCACTGTGTGGGTGAACCTAGGTGACTCCTATGCGGATAAGTCTCTCGCTGGTGTGCCATGGAGATTTGCTTTTGCTATGCAGGACCGTGGTTGGTATCTGAGGCAGGACATTATTTGGGCGAAACCAAACCCTATGCCGGAGAGTGTCACTGATCGTTGCACTAAGTCGCATGAGTACATTTTCCTGTTCTCCAAACAGCCTAAGTATTTCTATGATTATGAGGCGATTAGGGAACCTCTGGCAGAGTCCTCTGTGGGGAGACTTCAGCAGGACATTGATAACCAGGTTGGTTCTACGCGAGCTAATGCAGGCGCTAAGACTAACGGCAACATGAAGGCGCATGGTGATGTTGAGGGTGGCAGGAATAAGCGCTCTGTGTGGAATGTGTCAGTGGCATCTTTCAAGGATGCTCACTTTGCTGTTTATCCTCCAGCTCTTATTGAGCCATGTATCAAGGCTGGTAGTGCTGAGGGTGACACAGTGTTAGATCCGTTCTCTGGGTCTGGGACTACTGGTGAGGTTGCTTTGAAACTTGGCAGAAACTATGTGGGGTGTGAGTTGAACCCTGACTATGCGCAACTGAGTGAGAGAAGGATTACTGAAGCGCTGGGTATGTTTGCGGATGTGGAGATCACTGATGCTGATATTTGATTTCTTCGCAGGCACTAAGTCCTCCACGCAAGCGTTTGAGGATGCCGGTCACACTGTTATTAGCTTTGAGTTTGATGAGCAGTTTGATGTGACTGAGCATGTAGACATTATGGAGCTGACCGCTTTGGGGCTTTATCGAAAGTATGGGAGACCTGATTTTGTGTGGGCTTCCCCTCCCTGTACTGCTTTCAGTGTTGCTTCGATTGGTCATCATTGGACTGGTGGTGTGGGTGCTTATATCCCTAAGACTGAGGCTGCGTCTTTCAATCAGCAACTGGTTTGGCAGACCCGTAATCTGATTGCAGGGTTAGATCCAAAACTTGGGTGGCTGATAGAAAATCCGCGTGGGGTATTGAGGAAGTTGCCTCCGGTCCAGGGTTTACCACGGCACACTGTCACCTATTGCCAATACGGTGATGATCGTATGAAGCCTACTGATTTGTGGGGTGTTGTTCCTGGCTGGACTCCACGCCCTATGTGTAAGAAAGGTGATGATTGTCATGAGGCTGCGCCACGCGGATCTCGTACTGGGACACAGGGTAGGGCTGGTGCTGTCTCTCGCTCTATGGTCCCTTATGAGCTGGGTCAAGAGATTATGGACAGCCTGAATGTCTGAGCAAATCCCTGATGACCGCAATACCCCTGAGTACATTGCACGCGAGAACCTACTAAAGGCTGACCTGGAGAAGGCATGGAATTGCACACTCCAGCACCTGCCA